TTGCTTACATTGCCCCGTACCGCAGCCAGGCTAAGAGTGTGGCTTGGGATTACCTTAAACACTTTGCAGCGCCTGTTCTAGCATCATCTAATGAAGCCGAGCTAACCATTGAGCTTATAACTGGCGGCAAGATACGATTGTTCGGGGCTGACAACGCAGATGCCATGCGTGGACTTGGCTTTGATGGCGTGTTTATGGACGAGTATGGGGACTTCAGGCCATCAGTTTGGGGTAACGTCATTCGACCTACGCTGTCAGACAAACAAGGTTGGGCGGTGTTCGCTGGCACACCAAAGGGTAAGAATCAGTTTTGGCAGATATTTGAAACAGCACGGCGAACGCCTGATGAGTGGTTTCATCTTGTTTTAAAAGCTAGTGAATCTGGGCTATTGCCTGATACAGAGCTACGAGCAGCTGCCGCACAGATTAGCGATGACCAGTTTCTACAGGAGTATGAGTGTTCGTTTGAGGCTGCTATTCTTGGTGCTTTCTATGGCGAAGACTTACGCAAAGTGACCGAGGCCGGACAGGTTAGGCGTGTTGACTACGATCCGCATATACCCTGCCACACTAGTTGGGACTTGGGTTATCGAGATGACACGGCGATTTGGTGGTATCAAGTTGTACGCAACGAAATTCACGTTATCGATTATTTTGCAATTTCTGGTGCAAATATTGAAGAAATAGCTAAAATAGTGACAGGAAAGCCCTATAAATACGGTAAACATTACTTACCCCACGATGCAAGGGCTAAAACACTAGCAGCAGCGGGTAAGTCGGTAATTGAGCAATTGGCAGAGTTTTTAGGGATCAACAATTTGGCGATTGTTCCCGATTTGGGTGTGCAAGATGGGATTCAAGCGGTCAGGCAGATGTTGCCGCAATGTTGGTTTGATGCTGAACGCACACACGATGGGCTAGAGGCACTAAGGCAATATCAGCGGGAATACGACGAGGACAAGAAAGCATTTAGGCAGACACCGAGGCATGATTGGACAAGCCACCCAGCAGATGCATTTAGGATGCTTGCAATTGCGTGGAGGTTAGAACCAAAGGTTAAGCCATTGGACGTTGAGAAACCGCTGATGGTTGGCCCAGAGAACACAGTAACTTTAAATGATATGTGGGCAACCCACACAACACAACGGAGTAGAAGATTATGAGTGGCGTATCGAATCCTTATCGTTATATGTACGAACACATTGCAGCTAGTCAAACCGCACAGGTTCTAGGCGGCACAGGCGCAATTGGTGACTATCTTCACCGCATCGTCATTACGGTGGCTACAGCTGCAACGGCGGCAGTTCAAATCGTTGATGGCACAGGCGCAGGCATTTTGACACACACAATATTGCCAAACTTACCAGGCGGCGGCATTGGTGTTTATAACGTTGAGTTAAACGCAGTCAGTCAAAACGGTGCTTGGAAAATTACAACTGGCGCAGGATCTGAAGTTATGGCGGTAGGTATCTTTACATGATCGTAGCAAGCGTATTGCGGTCTGGTGGTGATTTCAAACCTGAACACGTTTATGCGCTTGAAAAGATGTGTGCCAAGTATTTGCCAAACCATGCGTTTGTTTGTTTATCTGATCTGAAACTGGATTGCCACACGTTGCCTTTGCTGCACAATTGGGACGGTTGGTGGTCAAAGATGGAGTTGTTTAGGTTACCAAGTGCGTTGTACTTTGATCTCGACACGGTGCTAACTGGTGACTGCACGGCGATGATTGAGGCGGCAAAGCAGCACGATTTTGTGATTATGCGTGATGTTTATAGGGGTCAGTACAACCCGAAAGCAATGCAAAGCAGCATGATGTACTGGTCGAAACCTGTTGATTTGTACGACAAGTTTGCGGCATTACAGATGTATACGGCGGGTGGTGACCAGGCTTACATTGAACACTTTATGCGTGACAAAGTGACGTACTGGCAGGACATTTGTGATGGGATTGTGAGCTTTAAGGCTGACGTGTTACCCAAAGGGTTAGACGATGCCAAGGTAGTAATCTTTCACGGCAAACCTAGACCGTGGGAACAAACAAGGATACCGTATGAAATTGGTTGAAGGCTGGCACGTACCTGACTTTGATGAAGTTTGCATCACGGCATTGTTAAACGAATTGCCTGACTTAACGTTAAGTTACATCTACGTTAACAACTTTAGAACTGTCATTCAAGCAGGTGGCAATATTGGACTATTTCCTGCAAATATGGCTAATTATTTTGAAAAAGTGATTACCGTCGAGCCTGATGCGTTAAATTATTCAGCCTTGGTATTAAATACAAAAGGCATTTTAAACATTGAACATACGCAAGCTGCGTTCGGTGACAAAACAGGTATAGCGGCTGTTGACAGAATCCAGCCTGACAATATAGGAGCGCATCAAATTAAAGCAGGCAATGAGGTGCGCGTCCTTACGATTGACTCGTTTGATGTAAATGATTGTGACTTTATTCAATTAGATATTGAGGGTTACGAACATTTGGCATTGCTTGGCGCAGAACAAACCATTAAAAAAACATATCCGGTTATCACGCTAGAGCTTAAAGGTTGTGGCGAGCGATACGGGTATAGCAATGAAAATACGATTGATTTGCTTGCAGGTTGGGGCTATCAGATCGTCGGGCGGGTAAACCGTGACGTAATTTTTGCGAGAATTTAAGATGGAAGCATTGACTGGCGTGCAAAAGTGGCTAAACGTAATCAGCCAATACGACAACGAGTTTAAGAAGTGGGAAGCTCGCACAAACAAGATCGTGAGGCGTTACCGTGATGACAACCGCAATCAGAACACCAACGAAACGGCTAAATTTAACATTCTGTGGTCTAACGTACAGACGCTGATTCCTGCCGTGTACGCTCGTTTGCCAAAAGCAGACGTTGCCCGTAGGTTTGGCGATAGCGATCCAGTTGCTCGCGTTGCCAGCCAATTGATTGAACGTGCATTGGACTTTGAGATCGAGCATTACACCGATTTCAGATCAACCATGAGGCACGCAGTTGAGGATAGATTCTTAGGCGGTCGAGGCGTGGCATGGGTGCGTTACGAGCCGCACGTTCGGGCGCAAGACGAACCTGAAGATGGCTTTCAAGTAACTGAGGATGTTGACGAACCGGACGAGCGTGGCGGTCAACAGGTCAAGACTGCGATGCCTGGCGTTGATGGCGCTATGGGCGAGGAAGCCGAACCACAAGAGGAAATTGAGTACGAGTGTGCGCCGACTGATTATGTGCATTGGAAAGACTTTGGACATTCAGTTGCCCGTACATGGGAAGAAGTCACAAGCGTGTGGCGTTGGGTGTACATGACCAAAGAAAGCCTAGTCGAACGATTTGGCGAGGAAATGGCTAAAAAGATTCCGCTGGATGCAGGGCCGGAAACCAATAAGCAGTATTCCACCCAATCCAAAGACTTTACACGAGCTAAGATTTGCGAGATTTGGGATAAAGAAAGTGGCAAAGTGTATTGGGTCAGCAAGAGTTGCCCACAGATATTAGACGAGCGTGACGATCCGCTAGAGTTAGAAAACTTTTTCCCATGCGCCAAGCCTTTGTACGCCACGATGACCAGCGACACACTTGTTCCTGTGCCTGACTTCGTGTTGTACCAAGATCAAGCCACAGAGTTAGATATTCTGACTGACCGGATTGACGGGTTAGTTAAAGCCTTGCGTGTGCGTGGGGTCTATGACGCATCACAACCGTCTTTACAGCGTTTGCTCACAGAAGGCGATAACAACACGCTAATCCCCGTAGACAAATGGATGGCGTTTAGCGAAAAAGGCGGTTTAAGAGGGTCGATTGACCTGTTGCCGCTAGATACTCTCTCTAATGCTCTATTGCAATGCTATCGGGCAAGAGATGAAATCAAAAACCAAATCTATGAAATCACAGGCATTAGTGACATTGTTCGAGGACAGACAGCAGCTAGTGAAACCGCTACGGCACAACAGATTAAGGGTCAGTATGCAGGACTGCGCTTGCGTTCGATGCAAGAAGATGTTGCCTTGTTTGCGAGTGAGCTATTCCAGTTAAAGGCGCAAGTAATCTGCACTAAGTTTCAACCTAGCACGATCCTTATGTACGCTGCCGCACAAGGTATGCAGCCGGCAGATCAAGCGCTAATCCCGCAGGCGTTGCAGTTAATTCAAGATAAACCGCTACGTTCGTTCCGCATCCAAGTGGATTCAGACAGCCTGGTGCAGATTGACGAGAATCAAAACAAGCGTGAGCGTACAGAGTTCTTGCAAGCCATGGGCGGGTTCTTGACGCAAGCGTTGCCAATGGGTCAACAAGCGCCAGAGTTAGTGCCTATGCTGATTGAATTGGTTAAGTTTGGTGTTGGCGCATACAAGAAAGCTACGCCGATTGAAGGTACGATCGACCAAGCTATGCAAGAGTTGCAGAAAAAGCAGCAAATGATGGCGCAGCAGCCACCACCACCAAACCCTGAAGTTATGAAGATGCAGGCAGAGCAGCAGTTTGAGCAAATTAAAATGCAAGCACAAGCCCAATCTGAGCAAATGAAAATGCAAGCTACGGCGCAGGCGGAACAACTTAGAGCGCAAGCTGATATTCAGGTTGCCCAAGCCAAAGCACAGGCAGATGTTCAGATGCACCAAATGAAGTTGCAAGCAGAATCCCAACTTGAGGCGCAAAAACAACAGTATATGCAAGCCATGGAACAGGCTAAGTTGCAAGCTGCTGAAGAGTTGGAAAAGTGGAAAACAGAGCTTGAATCTGCAACCAAGATTATGGTGGCTAGGATTGGGGCAAACCCAGGCTTAGACTTACCATTACTTGAGGCTCAAGAGGCTGCAAGCACCAAGATTGCTGCCGAACTGGGTGACAATGTGACGCAAGCCATGAACCGTATGGTGCAAATGCATGACAACATGAGCAATATGCACAATATGGCGATGGATAAGATCAACGGCGTGATGACGGTTATTGCAGCACCAAAGAAGATTATCCGTGGCGCAGACGGGAGAGCCGCTGGGGTTGAGCTTGCATGAACGGTTATTGGGACACCGGTACGTGGGGTGATGCCACATGGGACTATGTACCCGTCCTGTTAGACATTGACACGCACGATGGCGGCAAGCGCAACAAAGCAGAAGAAGCGTACCGCAAAGAAGAAGCAGCAAAGGCAAAAGCAAGACGGAACGAGGTTTTAACGTTATTTGAGCAAATAGTAGAGGGTAAACCTAAGATTGCAGAAGAAATTGCAAAACCGTTTGTGATTGAAGCTACAAATGTAGCACCAGCGGCGATCAATTATGATGCGATGTTGGCAGACTTAGATCGAGTGAACCGGATATACAACGAACACATAGAAATGGATGATGAGGACGTTTTAGCTCTGATATGAAAAAAACATACATATATGTGAATGGCGAACTGGTTGAGAAAGGTTCAAAAGAACACTACGACAGCCTTGGGCCGATGGTAATGCCTGACATTCAACCTTATAAATCCATGATTGACGGGTCAATGATTACGAGCCGGTCAGTGCATCGTGACCATTTAAGGCAGCATGGGTGCATTGAGGTGGGTAACGAAAAGATGGAAACCAAGTTACCTCCGCCTAAAGACACACGCAGGGAAGTCATGCGCCAACAGCTGGCAAACATGACGCACAAGCAAGCTAATCAAGTTCTTACACAACTACGCCGTAAATTTACATAAAGGGGTATGCAATTGGAAAATCCTGAATTAGACCGTCGAGAATTACTGTCACAGCAGTTCGACGAAGTTCAGAACGAAGCACCAGTCGAACAAGTTAAAACGCAGGCAGAACCTAATTTAGAACCACCAGAACCGCCGGTTTGGGAACGACCACCGGCATCGTGGAAGAAGGATTACCACGAAGCGTGGACGACTGCCGACCCTAAGCTCAAAGAATACGCATGGCAACGTGAAGAAGAAATGAAAGCAGGGGTTCAGCCTTTGCTCTCAAAAGCTCAATATGCTGACCAAATGCAGCAAGCCATTGAACCGTACATGAATAATATTCGTGGACTTGGCATCGAAGCACCACAAGCCGTGAAAGCATTGATGGAAGCGGATAATGTCTTGCGTCACGGTTCGCCACAACAGAAGCAAGCCTATTTTGCACAATTAGCCCAACAGTACGGTATCAACATGGGTGATGTGCAAATCCAACCAACTGATCCAAACTTTTACGCTATACAAAATGAGCTTGCACAGGTTCGTGGGGAAGTGTTAAATTGGAAGCAACAGCAGGAAAATGCACAGAATGAAGTGCTTTTGAATGAAATTAACCAGTTTCAAGCAAAAGCAGAATATTTTGAAGAAGCTCGTCCAACGATGATCCAGTTGCTTAACAGCGGCGTGGCGAAAGACTTGGATGATGCGTATCAAAAAGCAATACGCCTAGATAACGACCTGTTTACGAAACATCAGCAAGCCTCACAGGGCGCAGCAGATGCAGCGAAACGGGAACAATCGAATAGGGCAGCGAAAGCGGCTCGGGCGGCAGCGGTCAGCGTTAAAAGTTCCACACCAGGGGCGGCAACGAGTACCAAAGCGCAAGATAGACGTTCGTTACTCATGGAACAGTTTGACAACATGAACGAGCGTTTTTGATAACCTAATCGGAGATTACTATGGCATTTGCCAATAGCTCGATCAGCGACATCATTGCGACTAACATCCAAAGCCGCAGTGGTGAACTTGCTGACAACGTAACAAACAACAACGCTCTCTTGCGTCGCCTGAAAGATCGTGGCAACGTAAAGACGTTTTCTGGCGGTAACGTGATTTTGCAAGAGATCATGTATAACGACTCAACAACCAACAACACCAATAGTTATTCAGGCTATGAAGTGTTAAACGTGTCGCAAAACAGCCCCATCTCGGCGGCTCAGTTTTCGATCACTCAGTACGCATCGGCAGTGTCGATCAGCGGCTTGGAAATGATTCAAAACAGCGGTAAAGAAGCTATCATTGACCTGTTAGACGGTCGTATGATGGTTGCTGAAGCTCAGTTGGCTAACCGTATTTCGGGCGACATTTACCTTGACGGTACTGGTAACTCAGGCAAAAACATCACCGGCCTTGGTGCTGCAATTCCTGACGCACCATCAAGCGGCACATACGGCGGCATCAACCGTGCGACTTTCACGTTTTGGCAATCTGTTGCCTACTCAGGCGTGACCAACGGCGGTTCAGCAACATCAGCATCAAACATCCAAGCCTACATGGATGCGTTGGCTGTGCAGCTGATTCGTGGAACGGACAAACCTGATCTGATCGTTTGCGACAACAACTATTACAAATTGTATTTGCAATCGTTGCAGTCGATCCAACGTATCACAGACGGTGGTAATTCGTCAGCTGGCATTGGTTTTGCATCGTTGAAATACTACGGCGCAGGTATGGCATCAGATGTTGTTCTAGACGGTGGTATTGGTAACGCAGCAACTGCAAACCATATGTACTTCCTGAACACCAAATATTTGATGTTCCGTCCACACGCTGATCGTAATTTCGTGCCAATCGGCGGCGAGCGTCAAGCAGTTAACCAAGACGCAATCGTCAAGCTCATCGGATTTGCCGGGAATCTAACCTCTTCAGGCCCACAGTTCTGTGGCGTTCTGATCGCTTAAAGGAAACCATCATGGCATATACATTCGACGAACCCCGTGCAGGACTCCTGCAAATTGCTCAGACGGACTCTGGTACTACTACAGCAGGCGGCACGACTATCCCTACGCCTCCAGCTGTTCTCGGTACTATCGTTCGCGCATTTGATCCAACCTACGGCGAGGGTGAGTTCATCCTGCTGTTAGGCGTTGCATCAACAGTTGTCGGTTCTATTGTGCGTTACAACGCTACAACTTACCAAACAACTTTGGTTGTCAACACCGCCGTGCAAGACGTGCCTGTTGCAGTCGCTATGAGCGCTTGTACAGCCGGTCTTTACGGTTGGTATCAAATCGCTGGTAATGCAGTCATCAAGAAAACTGCTGTGACCGTTGCACCTAACGTCACTCTGTTCTTGTCGGCTACAGCCGGTCGTGTAAAAGTCTTGGCATCTGCCGGCTTGCAAGTTGTTGCTGCTCGTTCAGCAAACTTGACTACCGTCACTTCTACGACTTCTACCATTACCGTTACTATCAATCGTCCACATCTCCAGTCACAGATCACCTAAATGATTGAAGCTGTACTTGATGTTGTAGGAAACACAGAGCCTAACGTATTGTTAGGCAATGTGCAGCGATCCGTAGAAAGGTCGCTGCCTTGGTTCGATTTTGACGAGTCGCGCCAAGACAGCGTTTGCCTTGTTGGTGGTGGCCCAAGTCTGGTTGACACGATTGACCAGTTAAGGGTTCGCCACCAAAACGGCGCAAAAGTTTGGGCAATGAACGGTTCTTACGATTATTTGGTCGATCAAGGGATTATTCCAGACGGAATGGTAATGCTTGATGCTCGACCGGAGAACGTGAGGTTTGTTTGCAAGCCTTATGCACAGACTACGTTTTACATTACAAGCCAATGCGATTCATCGGTTTTTGATGCGTTAGAAGGTTATAAAGTGGTATTGGTTCACGCCAACACGCCAGGCGTCTATGAGCTGTTAGAACATGAAAAAGTTCGACCAGTTCATTTGATAGGCGGATTTACAACGGTAGGAATTTTGTCCTTGATATTGGCAAAATTGCAGGGATTTAAACGTATATTTATGTTTGGCATGGATTCAAGCTATCGCAACGGCGAACACCACGCATACGAGCAAACAAGTAACAATGGCGAACGTATTATTGACGCTATGGTGAACGATGTGACGTACAAATGTGCGCCGTGGATGGCACAGCAAGTAACCGATTTTCAGAACGTCGTAGCAGGCTTTGATGATGTTACGATTGAAGTATGTGGCGATGGGCTTTTGCACCAAATGGCAAAAGCGATGAGTAATTAACTTAAAGGATTATCATGGCATTTCCATCACGTATTATGGGCGCAGGCAACTCGCCATTGACCGCTGAAGTCATTTGCGGCAACGGCGCGGTTGGTCTAGTCGCTACTGGTTCAACGGCAGCTGATGCTCTACAATTGAACGTGTCTAACAACACAATTACTACATCAGCAGCGTCTACTGGCGTTAAATTGCCACAGACTGAAACTGGTGCAGAAATGATTATTTTTAATAATTCTGGTCAGACAATTACCGTTTATCCTTACAGCACCGCTTCAACGATGAACAACGGCGCAGCAAGCGTAACACTTGCAAACGGTAAAACGATGTTAGTAAAAGCGACATCCGCTACAACATGGGTCACACTCACAGGGGCATAAATTGGCTTTAGACAGCGATATTCATAACGCAGATTCTCACCTACACGTAGAGTTCTATGTTTACGATAAAGAGCCGTACAAAGAAAAGCCGTTTGTTAGAATCATAGTGCCAGGCGATAAAACGACGATCATTGACCAGCCCGTTCGGGACGATCATAAACAACGTTTTGCTCGCCAATGGTTGCATTTTCAAATGCAAAACAATAACGCAGAAGTTATTGGTGTGCCTTTGGCGCAATGGGTAAAAGACGATCCTGAAAACTTTAACGATATGCAGATGGCAGAATTGCAAATCTTTAAGTTTCAGACAGTTGAGCAAGTTGCTACCGCTACCGATAATCAATTGCAGCGTATTGGCATGGGTGCGGTAGGTTTGCGGGAAATGGCAAGGCGTTATTTAGCAGTTAAAAACCAATCTTCTAGTCAAACTGAAATTGAACAAACAAAGAAAGAACTTGCTGAAGTAAAAGAGCAAATGGCGGCTTTGATGGCTCAGTTACAGACAAAGAAGGTTGGGAGGCCAAAAAACGAGGAATAAATGTCAAGTTCGATGCTACAGCTAGTAACCCAAGTCACCAACGAACTTGGGGTATCAACGCCAACTACTGTGGCAGGCAATACAAACCAAGATGTTATTCAAATCTTGGCGTTAATGAACGCTGCCGGTTATGAGTTTTTAAAAAAGCATGACTGGCGGCAACTAACTAAGCGTTATACGTTTACCACCGTCTACACCCAAACAACGGGTAACGTGACGCTGAACACGTACACAATTACCGGTATTCCATCAACTGCTGGACTTGATACAACGTATCAGGTTGTGGGTAATGGCATCTCTAACGCTTGCTATATTGAGTCGGTTGATTCAGCCACGCAAGTGACGGTTAATTTACCATCGACAGGGACATATACAGGGGCAACGCTCACTTTTGAAAAAGTGAAATATGATCTTCCCGCTGATTACAGTTCAAGCGTACCACGCACTAGTTGGGATCTCAGCAAGCATTGGGAAATGCTTGGCCCTGAATCCCCACAGCAATGGGAATGGTTATTATCTGGGTTTATCTCTACTGGCCCACGGATTCGTTACCGCTTGCTTGGTAAATACTTTCAGATCTGGCCTGGCGTTTCCACTAACGAGTTACTCGGTTATGAGTATCGTTCTGAAGGTTGGGCATTGTCTGACACAGGTACGGTTAAGAACTCGTTTACCGTTGATACCGATACGTGTATCTATCCTGATCGTTTGATGGTATTGGCTACAAAGCTCAAGTATTTTGAAGCTAAAGGCTTTGATACCACGGCGATGTATCGCAATTATTTGGAAGAATTTCAAATTGTGCAGGCGCAAGATATGTCAGCGGCTAACTTGTCGTTTGCACCGCGACCCGGCACAGTTCTGATTGGCTACGACAACATTCCTGATACTGGTTACGGGACAAACTAATGGTAAGCCGACTCGTCCAAGGTGCGGCGGCTCGTGTTCAGTCACTTCCTGCACCCATTGGTGGTTGGAACGTGCGTGATTCCATTGCAAACATGAATACGCTTGATGCTGTCCAGTTAACCAACTTGTTTCCTACAGTCAATAATGTGGTGTTGAGAGGTGGATATAGCAAATATTCCACAGGAATCCCTGCACAAGTTCATACGCTTATGGGGTATTCAAGCGGTGCGACAGATAAATTGTTTGCCATTGCGGGTACGTCTATTTACGACTGTACGCTTGGCGGGGCAGTGGGCGCAGCTGTCAAGACTGGATTGACTAACGCAAAGTGGGAATACACCAACGTTACAACGCCAGCCGGTGGCTACTTATATGCGGTAAATGGTATTGATGCGCCATTGCTTTATAACGGTTCAACATGGACAAACCCAACAATTACGGGCGTAACTGCATCAACCTTTAGCAATGTGACCACGTTTAAAAACCAATTATGGTTTACGCAAGCCTCGACGTTAAAAGCGTGGTATTTGCCAACTCTGTCCATTCAAGGCGCAGCAAACGCTATTGACATGAGTTCAGTTGCTCAATTGGGCGGCTATTTAGTTGCTGTTGGAACATGGACAATTGATGCAGGTTATGGCGTAGACGATAACTTAGTGTTTATAACGTCCAATGGCGAGGTTATTGTCTATTCGGGTACTGACCCTTCAGATATTACTAAATTCGCGCTGGTGGGCGTTTGGCGCATTGGTAAGCCTGTTGGCAAGCGATGCCTGATGAAATACGGTGGGGACATTATTATTCTCACTTACAATGGTTTGTATCCTCTTGCAGCCAGTTTGCAATCTTCACGGCTTGACCCACGCATTGCCTTATCGGATAAGATTCAAGGCGCATTTTCAGCTGCCACGCAATCATACGGCGATACATTTGGTTGGGACATTAGTTTTGACCCAAAACACAACGCTTTGACGGTCAATGTGCCGGTGTCAGAAGGCAAGCAAGAACAGTATGTGATGAATAACATCACTAAAGCCTGGTGTAACTTTACGGGTCAAGCGGCTAATTGTTGGACAATTTTCGAAAACGAACCATATTGGGGCGGCAACGGATTTGTTGCCCATGCGTGGGATGACAATTACGCTGATGATACAAGCGACATTAACGGGTACGCATTGCAAGCGTTTAACTACTTTGATGCTCGTGGCTACAAAAAATATTTTACTCGCGCTAGACCATCAATTTTTACAAATGGCACTCCGTCAATTTTCATTGGTTTAAACATGGATTTTGATTTGGCGAATACAACGGCGGCGTTAAGTTTTAGCCCACAAGTTGCTGCCAAGTGGGACGTTGCGTTATGGGACGTAGGGTATTGGGCAACAGATACGGTCATTACTAATAACTGGCAAGGCGTAACGGGTATTGGTTATTGCGCTGCAACACAGTTTAAATCTGCCTCTCAAGGAACGACAATTCTATGGGCATCGACCGATATTGTGTACCAACAAGGGTGGGCTGGCATATAGTCCAAGGCGATGCTATAGGGCATTGGGTAGCAGAACGAGTACAGGGTAAGTATTTTGCAGAAGCGTCGCAAGCAATAGGATTAGAGCGTAACGGTGAGATTATCGCAGGCGTTATTTACGAGAATTGGAATAAAACTTCGATTGTGTGCCATATAGCGATTGAAGGGCAAATTACTAAAAAGTATTTAAAAGCGATATTTCATTATCCTTTTGAATTTTGTAAGGTAAAAAAGATTATTGTGCCGGTGTGCAGTACCCATGCAAAAAGCCTAAAATTAGTTACCAAGATGGGTTTTGTTGAAGAAGCAAGGGTTAAAGACGCAGCACCGGATGGCGATATTATATTTTTGACATTGGCACGGGAAAATTGCCGATTTCTAGGGGTAGAAAATGGGTAAGTCAGCATCAGCACCACCAACACCGGATTATGTCGGTGCAGCTAAACAACAGGGTCAAGACAACCTTGCTGCTGCAAAACAATCTAATTTGATGTCAAACCCCAATATGTACACCCCGTTTGGCAATCAAACGGTTAGCTACTCGTCGCCTACGTTTGACCAAGCTGGATATGAAACAGCGTTGGCTAAATACAACGCTGGCAACGTAGACCGCAACAGGTTTATGCGTCAAGGCAATCCAGAAGGCGATACGACAACTGGTGCTTCTTATTTTGACCAAGCCGGTTACGATGCTGAACAGGCAAAACGAGGCGCAGCACCGACCCGCGAAGGGTTTATGACTAATGGTGGAATTCCAACAGTTACACAAACTTTGACTCCACAAGCGCAACAGACCCTTGACGCTCAGATGCGGGTTCAGACTGCTTTGGCCAATCTTGGTCAGACTGGAGCCACCAATGCACAAAATGTATTAAATACACCATTTAATCCAACGCTGAATCCTATCCAATCGTCGGCTTACAATAATATCCCAGGCTACAACCCTGTTGCAGTGCAAGCCGTACAAGGTGATTTAAAAGCTGATATTTATGGTTTGGCTCGTGCAAACACAAATGCCAATACTTATGGTTTGGCAACTGGTGATGTAAACGCAGGAAGTTATGGATTGGCTCAAGGTGTTGTCCCGTTGCAATATGGTTTAGATACTAGCAATTTGACGCAAATGCCAACGAACGCAGGCGTAAGCGCACAGCAAGCTATTTTGTCTAGGCTTGATCCTACAATCCAAGCAGGCGATACGTCATTTAAACAAGCGTTGGCAAATCAAGGTTTAGCACCTGGCACAGCTGCATACGACGCTGCGTTTAGAAACCGTGAAATGAGCAAGAATGACTTGTACAACCAAGCGGCATTGCAAGGGATTAACCTTGACATGGCGGCTCGTCAACAAGGGTTAAATGAGTTAAACACGGTTGGCACGTTTGGCAATCAAGCCCAATTAGCAGGCGCAGGACTTTACAACCAAGCGGTTAGCCAAAACTTTGGTCAAGGCGTTACCGCTAACCAATTGCAAAACCAAGCCATTGCACAAAACTTTGGTCAAGGTGTTACTGCCGATCAGTTGTATAACTCAGCTGTTGGTCAAAACTTTAATCAGGCTTTGGCAGCGCAACAAGCTAATAACGCTGCACAAGCACAGCAATTTGGTCAAAACTTAGGGTACGCTCAATTTGGCAATCAAGCGGCTCAATTTAACAACCAAGCAACCCAACAATCGTTAGCGCAACAATCTGCATTACGGGCGCAACCATTAAATGAAATTCTTGGACTTATGGGCGGTTCTCAGATTCAATTGCCGCAATTTCAAGGGTATCAGGGTTCACAAGTTGCACCAGCGCCGACCTTTGCAGGCGCACAAGCTCAAGGTCAAGCGGCAAATCAGGCTTACGGTATTCAGCAAGCAGGTAATAATGCAACTACACAAGGCTTGTTTAGCGCATTAGGTACGGCAGCAATGTTTGCACCTAAATTCTCTGATAGACGTTTAAAATCAAATATCGTTCAGGTTGGCACTCACCCACTTGGCATTGGTATTTATGAGTACGACATTTTTGGTAACCGTGAGCGTGGCGTAATGGCAGACGAAGTTGCGACAGTAATGCCAGATGCAATTGTGCCTCATGAAAGCGGTTATATGATGGTTAATTACGGAAAACTATAATGCTTAACCAATACGTCAATCTCACTCCGCAGCAGAAAATGGCGCAGATGCTGCAACAACAAGCCCAACCGACTCAGTTGCAAGGTGATATGCAACAACAGATGCCACAGGCTCAAAACCCGTTTGCTGGCGCACAAAACGCTATGAGTCAGTACGGGCAAATGCAAAAACAAAGTCAAATGCAAGATATGCAAGATTACATGGCTCGACTTAAATTAGGTCAAGCGCAGACTGGCGGTATGTTTGACTCGGCTAACGCTCAAGCGCCAATGCAGACTGCCAACAATTACACGGGGTAAATTATGGCTACCGGAGTTACTCAAGGTTATCAAGTGCCAGGGCCGTATGACGAAGATTATCGTTCGTTAGCTCGACGTGAACAAATGGCTCAAATTTTGCAACAACAAGCATTTCAACCTATTGACGTTGGTTCTTATCAAGGTATTCAAGCGCCAATTTCCCCACTATCTGGCATTGCAAAAGTATTGCAAGGATACTTTGCTGGACAACAAATGGATGCGGCAGACAAAGGGCGCAAAGATTTAGAATTAAAATCAATTGATGACCAGTACCGCATGGTTGGTTTGCCTGTTCCAGATCGCACAAAACCGCAAGCATTGGCTCAAGCATTGGCGCAACCTGCAACACCATCAGCTAATTACGGCGAAGGTATGCCATCTGTTGTAAGTGCGCCACAAGCCGCTAATATGCCACAGGCTGAAACAATGCCAGTTGCTCAATCATTTCCTATTGGGCCATCAGGTGCTACGCAAAACTTGCCAAATGCTCAATTAGCACAAGCATTGCAAGCGCAAGGTCAACCTCAAGGGCAACCGCAAGTGCAACCTCAAGGTGTGCCGCAACAGGTTGGCAAACCAATGATCCCGTTAATCAACGGCGATCCGCAGCAAACTATGGCTTTGATGCGAATCATTGGCGTGCCTGAAACCGTCAAAGCGGCTTTGGCTAATGCTGCGCCAAGTGACTTTAGCAAAATAGTTGCTGCCGCAGGAATCCAACAAGGATCGCCTGAATGGAACGCATTGCACGCAGCACAAGTTAAAAATAAAAATTACACAGCACCAGTAAAAGTTGGCGCTAATGAAACGGTTTTAAATCCTTATACAAATCAACCTGTTTACACTCCACCAGACAAAACAGCGCCACAAGCTAGATCAAAAACGCTTGGTGAATTAGACGCAAAACAAATTGACGCTTTACACTTAACGGCGCAAGATTCTCAAAAAATGGTTACGGATGCAAACCGTATTATTGATTTGATTGACCAAGGCGCATTTACGGGCGCAGGTGCAAACGTCAAATTAGAAATTGCCCGTGGGTTTAATTTGATGGGCGCAAATAACGATGAAGCCGTTAAAAATGGCGAATTGTTAGTGTCGCAGACAGCGGGTAACGTTCTAAACCATGCCAAAACGTCTGGGCTTGGAACGGGTCAAGGATTCACGGACAAAGATCGTGATTTTCTTGAAAAAGTTGTTGGCGGCAAAATTACGCTCAATGGTGAAACGCTTAAAGAATTGGCTCGTATTCAAAAACAAGTGGCATCAACATCTGTTGAAAAATGGAATTCTACTTATAACCGTTTGCCAGAAAATGATCGTGGGTCACGCCAACCAGTTAAGTTAATCGACGTCACTCGCGCACAGGCAGAAGCAGAAGCTCGTCGCAGAGGATTGATTCAATAATGTCTGACCCAACGCAATTTACCTCGCAATATGCACCTTTAGCAACTAAGGTGGGCGGTGAATTGGGCGTGAGTCCTGATTTGCTATTGAGCCAATGGGGTTTGGAAACAGGGTGGGGTAAATCCATTATCCCTGGCACTAACAATCTTGGCAATATTATGGATTTTTCAGGCGGCGGTGTATCCGCTGTTGATAACTATAATGGTCGAACGGACAAGTATCGTGCTTTTGAGACGCCTGAAGCATTTGGTGAACATTACGTTGATTTAATTAAACGTAGATATCCCAATGCCGTAGGTGCGGGTGATGACGTTGTTAAATTTGCAACGGCTTTAAAACAAGGTGGTTATGCTGAACACCCAGAATATGTTAATTCTTTAGTCAACACTACGCAATCGTTAAGAAATCAGCCAAATGCAATGAATTTACTTGCGAATGCTACGACTTCTGATGCTAATCCACCCGCCGTGGGAAGATCGAAAACGCCTGATTTATCCTCATTAAGCGATGAACAATTGCTGTCAATGTTTCCGCAAAAGGTAAATACGCCAAATCAAGGCTTAACTGGTATTTCCGATCAGCAATTAATGGATTTAGTTGGCAAACCCCAAACGGCGCAAACGACACCAGCAAATGCGCCTAACGTTGCGTATCAAGCTATTACTAACATTCCATCTAGTGCTGCAAAATTTGCAGGTGATATTTACCATGCGGTAACAAACCCTGTTGAAACGGTCAAAAGCATTGGAATGTTGGGTGCAGGCGCCATTAAAAACGCTTTGCCTAAGTCTGTTACGGATTTCATCACATCAATCAGCAGCGAGCCTGGTCAAATTGACAAAGCCGTTGAAATGGCAAACGCTGCTGGTGGCGAATTAGCTAAAAAATATGGGTCAATGGAAGGTTTCAAAACCGCCATTGCAACCGATCCCGTCGGTACAGCGGCAGACATTTCAATGTTGTTTACTGGTGGCGGATCGTTAGTTAGTAAGTTGCCTGGTATTGTAGGTCGCGCAGGTGAAACGGTTGCTAACGTTGGTCGAGCAGTTGACCCTTTAAATATTGCAACTAAAGCCGTAACCAAGCCTTTGCAGTTGGCTGAAATGCTTGGTACGCCTGCCGTGGGTTTGGCAACAGGTGCAGGCGCAGAGTCTATTCGTGAGGCGGCAAGAGCAGGTGCAGCTGGTGGCACAAAAGCAGAAGCGTTTTTAGGTCAATTGCGTGGTAATGCGCCTATTGAAAACGTTGTAAACACTGCAAAAGATGCTGTTGCAGAGCTGTATAGAAACAAATCAGATGCGTATAAATCTGGGATGAATGGTGTAACGCAAAATAAAACATTGTTAAATTTTGCGCCAATTGACCAAGCTATTGTTAACGCTGAAAAAGTAGGCAGTTTCAATGGCGTTGTTATTCGTGGCAATGCAGCAAGTGCTTTAAAAGAAATTAAAGATAAAGTTGCTGAATTTAAAGCAGGCAATCCTTCTGTATTTAGAACGGTTGAAGGTTTTGACAAATTAAAACAAGCAATTGGTGATATTCAACAAGCGTTGCCTTATGGCACACCAGCCCGTAAAGTTGCCGACGATTTATACAATTCTGTTAAAAATGAAATTGTTAAACAAGCGCCTGATTACGCAAAAGTGATGGGCGATTACGAGCAAGCAAGTGCGTTGTTAAAAGACATTGAAGGGTCGTTGTCTTTAGGCAAAAAAGCCAATATTGATACGTCGGTTCGCAAGTTGCAATCAATTTTTCGCAACAATGCAAACACTAATTACGGCAGACGGGTTGATTTAGGTCGGCAATTAGAGGCTACGGGTGTGGCAGGTGCGGATACGTTGTTTCCGCAATTAGCGGGTCAAATGCTTAGCTCGCCTACGCCAAGAGGCATACAAGGTGCTACTAGCGTATTAGGCGGTGCTGCTGCGTATGCAACCAATCCCAGTCTATTGCCAGGTCTCGCTTTAACGTCACCTCGATTAGTTGGCGAGGCGGCATATTACGGTGGTAAAGCAGGCGGTGCAGCACAAAAAATTGCTGAAGCATTAAAGTTATATACAGGAAAATTACCAATTGATCCTTATACTTCAAGGATGTTAGCGGCTAAATTAGGGCAAATGCAGCCCGAAGAACAGAGGCAATCTAAATGAGCTACAACGGTTCAGGGACATTTTTAATCAATTCGACTGGTCAACCAGTTGTAACCAACACGGTCATTTCGTCAACAGCGTTCAATGCGCTGACTGCTGATTTGGCTACCGGCTTATCCACTGCATTGACCAAAGACGGTCAAACGGCAGTGACAGCTAATATTCCAATGGGTACATTTAAATTTACCGCTTTGGGCGCGGGGTCTGCTGCAACTGATTCAGCAAATTATGGTCAGGTGCAGACCACCGTACAAAATTCCACAGGTACGTTTTTAACCGTGACGGGAACAGACACGCTTACCGCTACGGTTACGCCAACGTTAACGGCTTATGCCGTTGGTCAAATGTTTGCATTTGTTGCGGCAAATACCAATACCACAAATGTCACAATTAACATCAGCTCGTTAGGCGCAAAGGCTATTACTAAAAATGGTAATACGGCATTATCAGCCGGTGACTTAACTGCTAATTACTTGTTTGTTATTGTTTACGACGGTACACAATTTCAAGTGGTTGGCGTGTCTGCAACGACATTTACTAACTTGACAATTAGCGGCGTTTTAACACTTTCAGGCGCAGGCACTCAATTAGTTTCTACTGGTACAGGTTCATGGAGGCCTCCTGCGGGAACAACCGGACAGCGCCCTGGCAGTCCATCTCCAGGCGAACAAAGATGGAACACCACGTTATTAGTCTACGAAATTTATAATGGGTTTAACTGGCAAGCCGTAGCAAGTCAAACTTATCCTGTTAATTATCTTGTTGTTGGCGGCGGTGGTGGTGGTGGTGCATCAATTTCTGGTTTAACTAACAGCGGTGGCGGTGGTGCGGGTGGATTATTAAAATCATCTACTTTATCTAGTTCTGTTACTCGTTCAACTGCTTACACAGTTACCGTTGGCGCAGGTGGCGCATCAAACACTAGCGGGTCAAATTCATCTTTTAATTCTAATACCGCAATTGGTGGAGGGTACGGTTCTTCTGCTTTAGCGGCGGCGTCAGGCGGCTCTGGTGGTGGCGGTTCTAACTCAATAACCGCAGGCGCAGCAGGCACATCAGGACAAGGAAACTCTGGTGGTACTGCTACAGGGGCTAGTGGTGCTGGCGGTGGCGGGGCTAGCGCTGCTGGTGCAGTAGCTAATGGCGGTGCTGGTTTATCTGATTCAACGTCTGGTTCTGCTGTTAATTACGCTGGCGGTGGTGGAGGCGGTTATGGTGCTGGTGCAGGTGGAATTGGTGGGGGTGGAACAGGTGGTGGAATGACCACAGGAGGCTCTGCTGGTTCTGCAAATACTGGCGGCGGAGGCGGTGGTAGCGGCGCTAATACTGCAACCATTGCGGGAGGCGCAGGTGGTTCTGGCATAGTTATTATTTCTTATGTAGGATCACAACAAGGTACAGGCGGCACAGTAACTACAGTCGGTGGTTACACCATTCATACATTCACATCTAGCGGTACATTTACAGCTTAATTAAGGAGATTTACATGGCTCACTGGGCAAAAGTAGTAGACGGTAAAGTTACGCAAGTAATCGTGGCCGAACCTGAATTCTTTGACACGTTTGTGGACTCAAGCCCTGGCACATGGTTGGCAACGTCATACAACACTTATGGCAACAAACATTCAAAAGGCGGTACACCTTTGCGTGGCAATTACGCAGGCATTGGGTATACATACGATTCAAAAAAAGATGTTTTTTACGCACCGCAACCATTTCCAAGTTGGACGTTAAGCGCAGATTATTTGTGGGAAGCGCCAATTGCTATACCTGATGACGGTAAACAATATATTTGGGATGAGTCAAAACAATCTTGGATAGAAAATGTTTAAATCTGTTGCAATTTGGTTTGTTAAGTCGGTTGGTCTGATTGGACTGACTATCTTAGCGTTCCCTCTTGCGCCATTTTTAGCGTTGTTTATTGTCCACGCAGAGGAATCTGAAACAACAGGGTTTCCCTCGTTATACCCTGGCAAGTTGCGTGAGTTTCTTATCCCTAGTTTGCGTATTTGGCAGTCACCAGACGCACCGTTAGACGAGTGGTGGTACGGGGATTATCCAAGCCCGTTAAAGCTCAAGTACGACCAAGCGTATTACGACAATCATTACTGGCTACGCTACGCCAGTCGAGTGTTTTGGTTGTGGCGCAATGCTGCATATGGTTTTGGCGCTAAGTGGGGTTATGCCGACAAAGGCACGTTTGCTCTGTATACCAAAGACAATGACGATCAATGGAAGTCAGGAAAGAATGTTTGCAGTTTTTGGAAAGTGTGCAATAGTGATGGTGACATAGGCTGGTTGCTACGGGCGCAAGTTTACTTTTACAAAGACCGTTGTGTGGAAATTATCTTTGGATACAAGTTGTTAAGCGATACTGTTAATGGTAAAAAGTTAGTTGCCATTCAATTTTCGCCGTTTAAAAAATATCCGGAGTAATTATGACGTTTCAAGACATTATCAATTACGGGATTGTTGCGGTATTTGGTACTGTTGCATACGTTGTACGGTCTATTTTTGAACAAATTGCCAAGTTGAAACACGAAATCGAACAGCACAAATTACAGGTCAGCGAACTGTACGTAAAAAAGTCAGAAGTTGATACTTGGCGCGGTGAAATGGACAAACGTTTTGATAGGCTTGAGCAAATGATTGCTCGTCTATATGACAAAATTGATGCTAAGGCTGACAAGTGATTAAGCAATTGCTTACCGGCAAAGATAATCAAACATATGATATTGCCCGTGTAGCGTGGTTAATCAGTCTTATGGCGGTATTATCTGTCGCAGGTTATCAAGTGGTCATGCACGGCGCGGTAAGCCTTAGAGAGCTTGCTGAGAGCCTTGGTATTGTATCTGGCGCTGGTGGCGCTTCAGTTTGGGCAAAAAAAGATGCGGAGCCAATATAATGTTTCCTATACCTAGTGTTTTATGGATGAAAATTGGTGCAGCGCTTGCGTTTTGTGCTGCTATTTACTTTATGGGTTGGAATCACGAACATAAAAAGTTTGTCCAATACCAAGCCGACGTTGCAGCATTAGGCAAAGCGCAAGAGCAATTAAACGCTGCGTTAGTAGAAAAGCACGAGGTACTTTCAACGTCTATTAAGGATGAGTATGAAGCTAATCTTTCTGCTGTTCACAATTATTACACTCAGCGGGTGCAGCCAGTTGCCAGTAGCAGTCCAATGCCCACCGTTCCCAAGCCCACCCAGTGTGTTGTTGCAGCCCCCACCGACACAGTTTCTGCTCAACAATGCGCTGAAACGACCTTAATGCTGACTGAATTGCAAAAGTGGGTACGGAGTGTAGCTGATGCAAAGTAACTGGTCACAATCATTTCGTTTAATGTTAGCTAGTGAAGGGGGATTTTCGAACCATCCAAGCGACCCAGGCGGCATGACTAACTTAGGCGTGACCAAAGCAACATGGGAAAACTGGGTGGGTCGTGGATCTGATGAGGCTGAAATGCGTGGGCTTACACCGGAAAAGGTTGAGCCTTTGTACAAAAAGAAGTATTGGGACGCTGTGCGTGGTGACGAACTGCCAATTGGTCTTGATTACCTAATGTTTGATTTTGCCGTTAATGCCGGCGCAGGCAGAGCAATTAAGACCTTGCAAACTGCAATCGGTGTGCCAGCTGATGGTGGGTTTGGGCCAATCACAATGGCAGCAATGAAGTCGTTTGAACCCGTCAAGCTAATTGAGCGATTTAGCCAAGCCAAAGAAAATTTCTATCGGTCTTTGACTACCTTTGCAACGTTTGGCAAAGGATGGCTAAATCGGGTCGCTGACGTTAAGGTAAAGGCAACTTCGATGTTGGCTTAAAGTGCTTGTCGCAGTACACACAAAGCCCGTCACGCAGCGTTGTACAAACCTGACCGCAACCATCACAGACAAACTCTTTTGGGTACTTGGTGCAACGTGACCAACGATACCAAACGAAAGTGCCAACCGTTGCGGCAGCGGCAGCATAAAACACAAACATCCAGTCCCATAGCGTCATTACCATCCTCCCACACCAATTAGTACCGTCTGCTCTTTTGCGGCTCTTGCAGCGGCTATACGCAAGGCTGGAGGCATCTTGTAATCAGGTTGTGCAAACTTGTCTATTCTTTTCTCAACATGGGTTAAGAATTTCTCCAAAAGCGCACGTTCGCCAATTAGGGCAATACCGCCCAATTCATGCGAACACATTGCAAGCGTAGCGGGTCGGGAGTCTGGCAACAAACCCTTGTGTCGCAGTTTGTCGGCAGCGGCTAGGTATAGGCTAGATAATGTCATGTGTTTTTCAACCTTACGTGTTTTTCAATTTCAAAAGCAAACTCTATCCAGTCAGCGTTTAAAGCACCCATTTCTTTTGCTATGTTAAAGCGCTCATCTTCGGTTAATCCTACCCATTTACGTTTGCCGAATGTTTCTGCCGAATCTGCCGAATGTTTTGCAGAATCCAATGCGTAGAGGGCTGTATGCAAATGCGGATGCGTTGTGTCGTTGAGCAGTACACCTTTATCCCCAATGTAACCAGTAGGTTTTAATTTAGCTAAATTGTCAGCAGCCTGGCGAAACACGCAAGGGTTGTATTCAGCGTTGCATTTGTCACCGCAAGCCTCTTTGAACAAATGGATGTAGTCGGCCTTGTTCATTTCAACCCTTTAATATGTTATTCAAATCACGGCGCATTGCGGCAAGTTCTTCAGCTTGCAAAATTACCGTTTCCGCTAAAGTTGTAACGTCTTGCTGCAAATTTCGAATGTAATCAGCTGCTTCAGTTTGTTCTTGATGGCTCATAAAAAAGCCATTCTCAAGGTTTCTAAGAATTTTAACGGGGCTTATTGCAGACAATTCAGCGTATTTCTTGAGCGATTCCATGTTTGATTCCAAAAGGGTTGTGGGCGTGTTTAATGACCAAGTTTTCGTAATCATCTAGCTTGTTTAAGCTAGGCTCATTCAGAACGTATGTGGCGCGTTCTGTGCCGTCGCCAAGGCGTGTGAGTATGCCTTTCATCTGCAAGCGTCCCAGCGCGCTGTAAATGCTGCTGCGCTGTACTTTGCAATGATCGGCTAACTCTTGGGCTGTGCGGGGCTTAGTGCAAAACTTTAAAATCTTGTCTGCTGTTGTCATTTCTGCCACCTTGCGCGGATTGCTGTTGCACAACTTTCCCAACTAGCGTCAATCCTTTGCCCCTCTGATTCACACAACCGCGCACAAGCCTCACGCTCCATCAAGATGGCATTTTCAACAGCCGCAACCATTGCGACCTTGACTTGCCTTTTGCAGTCTTCAAAACCTTTTTCGTAGGGGGTCATTTGTTGCCCCTTGCTCTGATTAACTTGGCAACGGTTTTTGCCCAAATTGAATCCGGTGCTTTTGGATGCACATGATTGCCACCTTCTACTAGCGCAGCACACGCCTCACGCTCATCTTTTTTTATCTGCTCCACAATCACAAGGTAATGCTTGGCGCAAATCCCGCGTTCGTCATCCCGTACCAATTCAGCAAAGCGTTCAAGATCATTCTCGTCGCACCGCGCCACACCGTTATCATTAAACTCAATCCAAGCTTGATCAGCTAATTTTTTATGTTTCATTTCTGCAAACCCTCCTTGACCAAATGGATGATCTGACGGCTCACTGAGCGGGTCTGGCCATCGGCAAGTGCTTTGACAATCTTGAACAACTCAATCGGCATACGAATGGTTACAAAATGGTCTTTTGGTTCTT